GCAACTCATTATATGAGGGTATTGTGTCTCCAAGAGGAATCATAGCAACCATCAACCGACCAGTAGCCGAAAGCTCTGGTTGTAGATTGGATATTTTGATTCCCCAGGACACTACTCTATAATCTGCAAATACTTGGGACAAAGCAGTTGGTGTAACGGCACCATAGATGCAATTAGACGCTGATGTTCCAGCAGTATTGTAGACTGTAAAAGGAGTATTCTGGATAGACACGTTCAAACTTGTTAGTGAGACAGAGTGTTGTAAATCAATCATAGAAAGCACCGGATTTGGCAGAAAAGCCACTCCACCACTAGTTATACTAGATGATGAGGGAGGCCCAACTACTGTGGTCTGGTGGACATGAAAGGTTTGAGTCGGAAAAGGAAATGGGTCAGGGACCTGACAACCAAGTGAATTAGGATCAAAAGGATTGACCAATGCATTGTAAAACGTATTGGCCAAGCTTTCACCTTTTGGTGCTTGTTGTACTTTCTTTACCACTTTCTTCGCCGACTTGGCATTTTTCTGATTTTTCGCGTTTTGAGCGTTGATTTGTTGCATAGCAACCTGGGACTTAGACTTTCCATTAGCCATTATTATTGCGAGCTAGGTAGGGGAAACATCGCTAGTGATTCTGCCCGTCTCCACGGACACTTACCCATCAAGAAGCATTACATTAACATCTTCCTAAATGTGGTATGAGACCACACAAAAGGAGCACCGCCATGCTTCTCAACGCCACTCTTTAGGTGGCACTCTAATTCTGCGACTTCTGCCTGAGTCACGTTATAGAGATCACAGAACCACGCCATCGTGGTACTGCTTGGTGTGTATACAGACGGAACTTCAAGTTCATGGCTGCGATACTGGTATTCCACTGATCCATCACAATCCAGCTTGGAATAGTAATCGTACAATACACGCATTACTGGGCAAAACTTATGCATCGATATGCCAATTAAGTTGCCTTTTATTCTTTCCTGGGGAGTACTCTTCAAAAGAGGACTTATTGACCATCCTAGTTTGACCAATGATCTAGTACATGAAGGAGTTAAAACGTGAGTTTCAACCCCTTTTATATCCAGCATCGGCATAAAATAGGACGAACAATATGATGGGTGCTTATTGCACACAATAGTCGGAACGAGACCGAGGCTCTTTATGGTTTGTGTCATGTGGTCCATAACAATCTGTTTGCGGGTCGGATCTACCGCCATCGCAATCAAATTATCATCACCCAACCCTAACATACTATAATCATGGATCTTAAACCTTTCCTTAACACTCTGATTATACATTTCTATGGCATAATCATGCACAAAGAAATTAATCAGTGAGTTACCAACTGAAGTGTTTTGATCCCCTGACTTTCTAGTATGAGGTACTGTGTAGTCATGAAACGCCCCTCTACCATGGGTCTCACTCTGAAACTTTAAATTCGCCATTATATTCTTTTTGACGCCTGTTGACAAAGTTGACTTTGCTAAGATGGCCTCATAGACAGCCATCTCTAATTCATATGCACCCTTACCTTGAGTCGCATCATACGATGAAAAATCATCTTCGATAAAAATGTAATCATAAGAAACTGGGTTTCCATGACTATATTTCTTTTCAAAAACGGCATTACTATACTTAGTGTACCAACTTCCGATCTCAGCGGAATTGGAAC